CGTATCACGAACCACCGTTTAACGTACATGTAATGAAGGATGGCAGTGGAGATCTTATTGGCTGTATTTGTAAGTAGTTTACCACTACTATTTGTTGTTCTGCTATTGTTGATGTGGAACAAAGAAAAGAATTGAAAAGGACCTCCGTCCAAACAACGCCTAGCGCTAGTCCCTGTACGGCAACCTAAGAAGCGGCAAGTACCGTGGAGGTGTGGAGCCTTTGGCCCCGTAGTAGTACGTGCACGGAATCTGCGGGGTTTGAA